GGGTGGTTAACACTATCTAAAGTAGGAATGAAGAAACTTCCAATCAAATTAGCTGCCAGGTCAGTAATAAGTCTTACGTTAGTGACAGTTGCTCTAGCGCCACTTGAAGATCCAACAAGTGTAGCACCGGTTTCAAGATATCCACCATATTGACCTGGAGTCTCTTCAGACATTGACAATACATCAACGTTGAGAACTGTAGATGTTGATGAGTACGTTGATGGTAACGCCTGGTTATTATATGGATCGTCAACATAAGTTTGAGAAGGAGCATTATATGGTCCTTCTCTATGATTACACTGAGCAACTCTGAATGCCATTGCTGCAGCGTTATCAGATGTGTCCGCTCCAAGACCTGTTGCAATTACGGATGCAGTTACAGTTTCTCCAACAGTAAAAGTACCAGAGATCATCTGTATTTCAAGAAGTTTTGGAACACAGAATTTAGTAACATCTCTACCATCAAAGAATGCATACATTTGAGTAAGAGGTTTCATTCTCTTAGCGTTAAATGTAATGTTCCTTGATCTCATGAATGCCACAAGATCTCTACTGATAACTCTATCACCAACAGAGGTTTGGTCAAATACCTCTGTAACAGCTGTTCTATTACCTGTTCTTGATTCAATACCTGTTTCAACAGTGTTTCTAAGAGTATCTCTTAAAGTTTGATTCTCTCTAAATGCTGTCCATCCTCTTCTCCAAGATCTGCTTGTATTTCTTACTCTAGTGCTGTTTTGAATTTCAATTCCAGTCCAATTAGTTCTCCAAGATCCCCAAACAATGGGTCCAAATCCAGTCTCACGGTCAATCTGACCATTTCTCACCATATTGTTGAAGGTCTCAGAATAATCACCTTCAGTGTTAATAATTTTTGCCTCAAGTCTAGACTGATCAACCCAAGTATCGGTTGCAGGCGTCAACTCCATTGAACCTTGCCAGAAACTGATAAGGAAAGGAGTTACATTTTCCACTCTTGTAGCAAAACTTTGCTCTAAGTAATTAACCTCAGCGTAATCAAGGGTTACAACGTCACTATTTCTTCTAACATTCGTTCCCTCAATCGGAGTAAAGTTTTTGTCTGCTGTTGGATCTGGATTAATGACAGGACCAAAGATTAAATCAACTGAAGTTGTGTAGTGTTTTGGTCTCAGTTCTTTGTTCTCAAGGTCAATACTGTTTTTGATTTCAAAACTCTCTTCTTGTGGTCTGAAAGTATTAAAATTATCAACGAAGAAACCAGACTTAAATCTGTTAAGTCCTTCTGAATCTGGAACAAATAGATTGGCAGTGTTTGTTTCGAGGAGTGACAGAGCGGTATAATATTCAAGATTTCTGATTCTATTTTCAAGACGACGGATGTCTGACATCCTGTATCTTTTCTGCTCTAAGAATGATAATCCTGCCTCTTGTGTTCTATAGAGGTAAGGTGGGAGTGTGATGGTTGCAATTTCAATCGCATTATCAACAGGTCCGGGTCTCACTGGTCTCTCAGATGGTTCTCCATATTTTACTTGGAATGCACCATCTTTTGTTAGGAAGATTCTATCAATCCTACCAAGATAGTATGAGAAAGTTACTAAGATAGACTCATCTGTAGCAAGAGGATTTGTCGCAGAGTTTCCATCTGCATTAAATGATCTGCCTAAGAATTCTAGTGGTGACCTTGTGCTCTCAGCAACCGTGTACTCAGAGGCTCTAGGGCGGATATCAATAATATCAGATACTCTGTCAAAATTGACAAAGTTGAGATCTTTTCCATAATCAAACTGGTCATAAGAAGATACTGTTGTAATATCTCCATCATCTGTGGAATTAAAAGATCCATTTGAGAAATAAATTTTTATTTGTTTAGCAGGTTCTGAGACTCCTGCTTTTCTCTTAATAGATCCAATATTGTAAATTGTTCCTTCTTGTCCATCATTAAAAACAAAGTTTTGTGATACGTCAAAACTTTGAGAATCCAAAGTCTGAATTACACCCTCAACATCAGACTCATCTGCTACAATTGTTTCACCTTCTTTAAATAAGATATCATTTTTGTAAATGAATGATATCTTAGAGTCTGAAACTTTTTCAGCAACGATTGCAATTGCACCAGTTGTTTGTCCAGTGATTTTCTCACCGATAACAAATTCTGTTGTGGTTGTAGATGAACTTGTAAGTGTATTCAGAACTGCGGTAGGACATGACGCAACTGATGTATCTGAAGACTCAAAGATTCCATGAATCTCAATAATGTCAGGGACATTCAGTGAGATAATTTCGTCTTGCACTCTGGTTCCAAATGGATATGAACCAAATGTAAGACCATCATTTAGAGTTGTAGATCCTGCTCCAGAGGCTGACAGTTTTGACTTGTCAACAATAACAGAACTGACTCTATTTTTAATTTTGACTTTAGACTTGGGTTTTTCTTTTTTGAGTGTTGCAATCAATGTTGCACCTGTATCATCAGCACCCAAGTTAAGGAAGTTGATTGACTTTCCACCATTTGAGAAAACCAATCTATCTGCAGTCAGAACTTCAGTAGATCCATCTGTTCTGATAAGAGCATATCTTTCCTCATCAAATGCAGTGAAGGTTTCGTTATCACCGCCAGTTACAACTGAAGACAGCGTATTGCTTGCAATATTAACAGTGAACTCTTTTCTAATATTGATACTTGCTGATGTTAAGTCAACATTAGAAACATTTGCCTTTGGAAGTTTAGTATAAAGTGTATTATCAGATGATGCTACAAGATTTGTTCCAAGAACAGTAAAGTCTTGTACTTCGATCTGTGTTGCAACAGTTCCACCAATAGCGACACCAGTGACTGTAGTTACTCCCGTGATAGTGAGGTGAGATGAGCCAACAGATACAACCCTTGCGAATACTGGATCATTATTTGTATTTCCACCTCTGTTTACGTCGGAGTATCTTACAAGATTATTCTCTTTGATACCAGTTGGGAATCTTGGATTTGTGCTTCTGACTGTGCTAATACCCGCAGCACCCGATGTAGCAGTGATCGTAGCAACACCAACTACGGATATTGGTGACTGAATTGTATCTCCATTAAAGGTATAACCAGCTCCTACAACACCATGAACTGATTTTACATCAGAAATGCCAAACTCAGTTACAGCAACTCCAACAAAACCACTAGCAACACCATTAAATGTCAGCGGCTCAAAGTCATTGAACTTACCCTGAACATCATATAAAGTTACTGACTTACTATTAGATACAGCACTTCTAATGAACGCTGTTGCGCCAGTTTGTTCACCTTTTACAAAAGTAGGAACGTTCAGAGTGGTTGCCTCATTAAGAGTAAGTGTGGTAAATGTCTGAACATCAAACAATGAGATATCCCACTCATTAATATTGCCGTTAGATGAATTATAACTACCAGACTCAAGTGAGAAATCATAAACTCTAGCGAGTCCAATTTCAGAACCAGCGGCGACAGTTGCTGCACTTCCAATTCTTGTATCTCTCAAAGAGACAGTGAAGGTGTTTCCCATTCCAACTTTGGGAGCACCGTAAACATTGTTGATTCTTACAGTTGGTCCAGTATTATAAATTATAGACTCATCTTCTATTGTTCTAACAGTTCTTGTCTTATTAAAGTCAATAAGTGTTGGTCCAATCGTCTCAATTTCATAACCCTCGACATAAGCTTTACCGGGTGATATTTTATAAATTCCTTTGCTTTCTGTAACAGGAGAACCACTTGGAGTAAATTGTCCTGCTGAGAATAATCCTCTACTCCCCACACCATCATCAAGTGCATTTTCAACAGAGACATCAAAATCTCTTACTGTATAATTACCAGACTCTGCAAATGTTCTTTTTGCAAGAACGTCGATAAAGTCAAAAGAATAATCAGTGCTCTTAGTTTGAGATTTAACCACACCATCATTAAATCTCGCTAATTCTACGAAATCGTCGTCTTGAAAATCAACGTTTGGTTTCTTGGAGAGTCTTACGCTGATTCTAAGTCTATCCGCACCTGGAGCGGAATAGTTATTAAACCCTTGAGAGTTATCATTAAGAGTTTCATCAAGGTCCGCAGTTATAATTTCTTCAGAGACAAGCAAACCAACTCTATATGAAGGTGTGCTACTGTACTGATCAAGAATAAGAGTTTCAGTTGCAACGTTTACAAACTGACCCCTTACAAAATATACACCCTCTTGAATAGAAAAAGAAGATCCCGTTTCAGCTGCACCATTTGCAATTGTGGATGCAAATGGTGCTCCAGAATCAATAGTCGTATTGCCTAGCAAACCAGATGTAATAATTTGATCGCAAGCAAGATTTTCTCCGTCTGAGAAAAATTCAGTCGCATTATTAGTGGTGCTTGATCCTAGATAGTTAATATAGAGAGTAAGAGTCCCTCTTTCAGAATCCTCTGGTTTAAGAACACTATCAACATAGGCAGTAACACCTGATGTCAGACCTGTGATTTTAGTTCCAGGTAACTGATCAGCATACGCACTAACCGGCACACCCTGGAAGGTGTTTTCAAGTTGGATGCACCTATAAAATTGAGAATATGACGTATTTCCCGGTATTACCTTTGCGCCTTCTTTAAAAAAGTGTTGACCAAATTTTTCAACTTGATTTTGTAATATTGATTGCAGTGTCGTCAGTTCTCTCGCCTGAACAGGATATCCAGGCTTAAACAGGACTTTATGAAAGTCATTATTCGCATCAAAATCGTCAAAATATGGTGCGACGTTGAGATTAGTTTGCTGTGGCATAATCCGTTAGAACTGCAAAATGACTTTAATATCTTCTTTTTGGTTAGATGACCTCGTGATCGATGGTCTATTGTCTACGTAAACTATATTACCTGAGTGCTTTCTAACCTCAGCACCAGCAACACCATCGGTAAATGACTGACCAAGGTAATATGTTCTATTATTTATTACGGTACTTACACCTGTGAAAGAAGTATCAATCGCCAAGTTTGACCCAGTAGATGGGACAATAGTTATGCTGCCGCCACTTGCAGGTGCTGATGTAAATTCTTGCAATTCAAATCCGTAAGTCGGTTGAGTTTGCGCTGTTCCAACAGTGTTAAATCCAGCAACAGAGCGATCCTGCCAATACTTAAGAACACCAGTGGTCTGGTCATAATTTACAACTCTTCCGACAGCAGTGCTTCCGGTTGCAATTGTTTGAGTTACATATGAGTCTGGTGAGAAAGTTGCAGAACTATATCCAGCACCCACTAATTTAAGAGCATTAACTGCACTTGCTTTATCAGAATTTAAAAGGGTTCCAGCACTCGCTTCTGGGTTTTGCACAACACCAATTCTTGCAATTTGGTTTCCAGTGATAAAATCTGGGTTTTCATTATCATTCTCAATTCTAGAATAAAGAAGAACATTGTATGCGCCAAGTTCTCTATAAATGTCTGCACCATGACCTCCTTGCGGAGTCATTATAACATCGAGCACGGGTCTTGACGTTCCAGTTGGAACCCCGCCTGCGACTAGATCAACGTTAGCATAGGTATATCCAGATCCTTGATTTGATATAGTTACAGTATCAACTTTTTGATCATTATTAACAACAATTGTGCAAGTTGCACCTGACCCGTCACCTTTGATAGGAACGTTAGAATATGTTCTGTTAGCAGTGCCAAGTCCAACACCACGATCAGTTACAGTTACGATTTTGATAGAACCATCGACTGCATTATCTCTAATAGCTGCGTTATCTGTTGACGTTGCCCAATCAGCGGGAACAGGAATAAAATCTGTAGTCTCAAACTTTACGATTTCGCTTGGTTTGATTCTAAACAAATACTTCCAAATATATCCGTCACCACTTGTTCCCGCTGCTCTTGGTTCAAGATCTGTAAAAGTTGGTTCATCAAGTGAAGGTCTTCCACTTGGGTTGTCTGGATCAGTTCCGTTCTGTAAACAAATGTAGACTTGATAGTCTTCATTAATAACAAAGAATGATGCAGAATATAAGTTAGTTGCACCGGAAACCTTAGCCGTGTTTGATCTACTATAATCATGACGATAGTAATCATAAGTTGTACCAGATGACCATTGCCTCTTTGGCACAACTTGTCTAACGTCAGCAGTATTTACTTTTTTCAATGCGACCATTGTATCCCAATAGTCATTTTCCTGATCAAAATTATCCTTTGGTGAAGGAGGATTATTATTCCAATCAGTTTGGTAATCTGTTGGATTTGGTAAACCAATAAAGGAATAATAAGAGTTAGTACCAACGTCAGAAACAAAATTCTTGGCGTTAAGCACTCTAATTTGATCAGTTATAATAGCAGCCATTTGTACTGGTTTTTTTACTTATTTATTGGGACAGTGACCACAAAATTTATTTAGACGATGTAATTTCTAAATTTAAGTGGATTTG